GTTCTCTGCGGCAGTACCATACCCATCGCCCATCGAAAAAGGTGAGAGCCAGTACAAGCTAGTCTGACCATCCCATTTCCACAACAAATCTTCGCTGTCTTGCACATCATCTATGTCGGCCATTCTATTAGTTAGCATCCAAATTGCATCGGTGTAAGATACCTGTGTGGGAACCTCTAACCAGACTGCTGGTTGAAGAAGGCTCCCACCAGGCGCTATTTGCGTTATAGCCGTGATATTGCGAACTCTCATCTTATAGTTTCCCCCTTACTGGTCAGATGTGTGCCCACGTGTGATTATTGACAATGCGACTTATCTGTGATTGATCCACGTTGTATTCAGCAGCCAACTCCCTCTGTGTCATTCCGCCCTCCGCGTATCTGCGACGAACTTCTGGAATTAACTCGTTAGTCAACTTGCTGTGGGCATTCCTCCCGCTATTCCTACCGCGTCCCCTTATCAACATGTCGGCAACGTTGTCTGCTTTCGTTCCAAGGTACAAGTGTTCTGGATTACAGCAGCCAGGGTTATCACAGTGGTGCAGAACACACATGCCTTCAGGTATTGAACCATAAGCTAATTCATAGGCAACACGGTGAGCATGTAACAGCTTTCCACCATTAGCAGCATCATCGCGGAGTTTTCCATAACCATCGATGAATCTACTAGCCAACCAGGGCCAACATTCAGTCGGCCTTGATTGACTAACCTTTTCCCTAAAACGCTCTTTCAACGGTCGTGCTCGCATAACTCCCCCTGTATTTTATGCTCACAGTTTTTTCGCCTACGCTGCTATGGTTATGGTGGCATACATGGTATTCACAACCATCATCTTAGCATTTCTGGTTCTGATGTTTCTAGTCCACTTGTCTTTGTTCTCGTAAGCGCCCTCTCGTGCATGACCTCTCTCACGGAAATCAGCGTACATCAGAGGCATAGCGGCGAGCGGAATGTACGGAGCAAACACGTAACCTGTGTCTATAGTTGTCCTTGGATATGTTCCCATGATCGCCTTGTTGGTATTGATATACGGCGTGACGTACAAATCCCAGAATCCAGTCTTTTCACCAAACAGACGCACACCAGAACGCTGTGGGCCAGGCGGCTTCATACGACCAAAAGGTGTAAAGTCTGCGCTCATCTGTAGGTACATAGCGACGTTGACACCACAGATGACCCAATCAGCCTGACGGAATCTGTTGTTGTAGATCAAAGCCTGAGCACGAAGCATTTGATGAAACAGCGTTCTATAGTGATCCTCTGCAACCTGACCAGTAGGAACAGTCCAGTTCCAGTTCACATTACCTGCGCCCGCACCAACAAGAATCTCATTGAGCATACGCTCCTCAAGCTCTCGCAGAATCTCACCACCAGCAGCAGAAACCAACTCTGACGGAACATTGAGACCAAGAGCACCACGAGCATCTTCCTCAACCTCTGTAGACCAAGTTGAAGCAAGAATATCTTTTGTGGCGGTAAGGGTTTCTTTCTCAACAGTCATCTTGACCCTGCGGGGTACTTCATTCTCTAGTGAGAACGCATAGTCACTATCGGGTGCTGTGACATTGGTATTCGGTGTTACATCTTCTCTCCAGAAATCAAGATAGAACACATTACCAGTTCCACCAGAACTGAATGGAAGAGGCTGAACGGATGCGATCTTAGTCACGATGAGCTGTGGGAAAACATCACGTACAATGGGTAGAGCGTATTTGACCGGAAGAGCGACATCTGTAGTCAAGGTTTGCTCTGACATTCGCCCTTTTGAACTGGCGATTGACTGATTCTCGAAGACTATAGCCATAGTGCGCCAAAGTTTTGGATCAATCGGTTTCAGAGGATGCTTCTTAGTACCCTCTCCCAGGAAAAACTCCCACTTGTCGATTAGTCTATCGACATAAGCTTCCTGTGCGTCCAAGTAATTCTGATATGTGCCGCCTATCGGCATAATAACGTTAGGCATTTCGTTTCTCTCCTTTTATGTTATGATTTAATTTGGACTGGCAAAACTAGACATTTCCTCTTGTGCTTCGGTAAACTTCACATCGTCCTTTGCATCTGGTATCAAATCATCATTCTCATCGTCGGATTTGTCACTATCTTTACTTGAACCCATGACTTTTACCTCAGTACCAAAAGACGCAAGATAAGTCGCCATCGCGCGATCCTTGATACCAGGTAACTTCTCTGCAATCTCTTCCACTGTGGACGCCTCTTCACGCAAGACTTCCGCGATAGTAGAACTCAAACCCATCTGTGAGGCTTTTTCAACAGCCAAGTCAAACTCCATACCTGTTACTTTACTGTTTGCACCGTTAAGCAGGCCAGACAATTCAGCGACCTTTTCTGTGAGAGCAGAATCAGGTGCAGCAGCCTTCAGCGCCTCAACTTCCGCTTTCAGCGCGTCGATCTGCACCTTAGCAGCATCCAAGTTCTTAGCCAAATACTCATCCAGTAGTTCCTTTGCGTTACTCTCCAACATTTCCAAGGTCAGTTCTTTGAAGTCCATGTCAGTCTCCTCACTTTCTTTATCAAAGTCCAAGATAAGATTTTCCGGCTTATAAACTCCTGCCCCAATTATACCAGCTTGGTCACAAAAATCAACACCAATAATCTTCGCATTCATCATCACCTCAAGATACCCAGTTGTTTCTTTTTCACCATTGTCGTCCTCACCCTCCAATGCCTGAGTAAAACTGACGACCTCATTCATGCGTACTGAAGTTTCCTTGACGATTCCATCGTAGTATAGTTGAATTAAATCCTTCCCTTCGGATGTAGGTGAAATAAACGCCGCATATAGGATGTTCTCGCCCTCTCGCCAGAAGTGCTTAGTAACTTTACCAACAGGATTCTTCGTCGGCATACCAAAGAAACCCTCACCGTATGCGCTACCATGTTTGTTGTAGACAGTAACAGTGTGTCCCAAATCCATGTACGCATTGGTGTTTTCCATGCAAAGGTCACAGAACTTAGACCCATAAAAACGTTCTCTACCAGTACCCTGCTGACTGATTACGTTGTCCATTAACGCAATAGCCTCATAGTGCAAACCATTACTCAATGCCTCTGATACCGAAATCTCCTCAGCAACGACACCTTGACCAAGAACACTTACATGGATACCTTCATTGAATTGCTCCTCAAAAACTGAAGCAAAAGCCTCATCCTTGTGGGCTTTATGCCACTTACCATCAACGCCCTTTCGATAACCAGCACTACGAAGAGCTCTGTTCATTGCAGAGTAAGCAATTCTAAAACGACGGGCAACATCTTTGTATTTCTTCACAAGCGAATTGTAAGTGCTAGTGAAAATGCTGATAAACTTTTGTGGTATACCCTTACCTTTCAACTGACGTGGAGTAGTATTTTTCTTATAAGGCATTGTTTAATCCTCCTATATACCAAAGAACTGTTGAAACAAACCCACAACAACCGCTATGAAAATGGCACATACCAACCATGTGAGCCACTTTATGTTGTTGCGCATTACTGGAATGTGTTCGGTAGCTTTTTCCACTGCGCCCAACTCATCGTTGATTATGGCAATGTGTTTGCCATGTTCACACAATTCGTTCCAAATCTTTTTAAAGCCAAACATGGCTTACCTCACTATTCGTTATCTGATTCTGATTCTGTCTCAATGTTCTTTTCAATACCTTCAAGCTCTTGCAACTGTTTCTGACTCATATTCATCCAACTGCTACGAATATAGTTATGATCCACAAGACCCATTTCTAATGCCAATTTAGCTGCATCCATGTAGTTCTTTACCGTTACGCTTTTCTCCTGCTCATCCTCCCAGCTAGGAGCAGGCCAGATTATTCTATACTCTACAGTGTTTGGAGCAATACCCCATACTACAAGCTGCAAATCAATAGTGTGTCGTATTGCCATACTCAACATTGATTGCACACGTCTGACAGTACGTGCAAAGCGACGATCCTGTTGCTGTAATGTGGCTTTGGCATTAATGTCACGCTCAATACCAAGATGTGCTTTAGGTACTCTTAGAGATGTGATGATCTTGTTCTGATAGTATTCAATTGCTGACAAGTTCCAAAAGCCTGTGTTACTAGTATCAAGCACTTTAACGTCTGTGAGACCTTCCTGAACTTTACCACCCCTTTCATCATATGCTTTGGCAATGTAAATATCTTTAACGACAGAGATTTGTTGTGTGCCCTTTGTATCTGTGGCAACCTGTCGTGTTTTCAATGTCTGCTTAAACTCTTCAATGGCTCTGGCGGACTCTGCTGGTCCTTTACCAGATGTATCAATGATAAAAAGCAAACGAGCGAAGGCGCGAGTTAGCCAGTTGATAACCAAAGCCTCTTCCATAGCCTGTAGCTTTTTCCATGCAGTTCGCGCTGTATACAGCAACGATGTTCCATACTTGTTACTGCCTGTACGATTCCAGCGTATGTGTTCCATTTGCCAAGGAAAAAAGCCAGCAACATACTTCATACCACCATTGATCCACTGCTCAAACGCAAACTCCCCTTGTTTGTTACCATTCAATAACAAACCCTGCATATCTTCGTTCCGTCTGATTGTACTAGCTGGCATATCCATAAGACGCACTATATTAAACTGCTTATCGAAGACTAACTGTACAAAACAATCACCATACTTTAGCGTCTGCCTGGCAAATGAGTAAGCCTTCTCTGCCCATCTAGTAACTTTTAACATTGTGTCAATGTTGTTCGCCAAAGCTTTCGGTACATCAACATAGTACATGACAAACGATTGACTTGCACCATGCTCCGAGTTAACAGCGTTATCAGACAAAATGTCAAGGGCTGTGGATACCTCGTCAACAGTTTCATCCATATCATCAGCGTCTCTGTACACGTTTAACCGCTTAGTAGATATGACATAGAAAAGCTTCGAGAGCATGTTTACGGTATCTTCAACTACGCCAATAGCACTTGTAGGTTGAGTTGCAGGCACAAGTGGAGTTCTGAAGAGCCTACGTATGCGTGTCATAACACGATCAATTAAACCGACTTTCATAGGTACGCCTACTGTCATTTTAGTCCTCCCATGCTACGTTTTCAGTGGTATCAGT